CCGAGCCTTCGATTTAGCATCACGATTATCGTTCCCAGCATCAACATCTCGCGTCGAAGCGGACGCACGAACACGATATAGGAAGCAATCATTCCTACGAGCACGCCTACAGCAAAGATCAGTGCAAAATCCAATCGACTCCGAGCTTCGACGTTCCGAGCTCCACGGGGTCGTACACCGGCGGCGGGAATGGCTGCACGATTTCGATCAGGTGGGTATGCGCGGGTCTCATGTACACGGCGATCTTCTTGATCTTGTCGAACTGGTCTGCGGACAGAATGATTGGGGCGACGACGCGGAACGAATAGCGCGCGTAGCTCGTACCCGGCCCGAGCACCCAATCCACACCGAGCTGCGAAACCCCAAGCACCACGAAACCGTCTCCGGTGAACGTAGTGATCTCGCACTCGAGCGCGAGAAAGAATCGAATGGCGTCGACGATTCCGTCCGGCGTTCCCTTCTTTCGGTAGATCGGAACAAGAAGGTACGCGAGTCGCCGCTTATCCGTGAGCGAGAGCACGAACGGAAACGGGTTCCCAAGCCCTGCGAGGATCGCATCGATGAAATCTTCGTCCGCGAGATCGATGTCGAGAATGTCTGGCCATCGATCGATGTCGTAGAGGAGAAGATCCACCACGTCCTGAAGGCACGAGACGAAACGAAGAAGATCCTGAGAGCCTCTCGCATCGTCCTGGCGATTCTTCAGCGGGAGCTTCCGATAGAGATCCCAGTCCCGCCCGAGCGGTTTTGGTGGAATGAACGAGACGAAATCGAAAATCGTCAGCGTGAAGTTGCCCGCCGGGTCTTGAACAGCGTCCGCGGTCACCGCGTAGAGAACACCTGGCGTGAGATCGATGTCCGTCACGAGATCGAACTGCGAAGAACTGATCTCCAGAACTTCGATCACTGTTGGGGTTACTGCCGGAATCGTTCCGCCGATCGGAACCGTTGGAAGGATCGAGAAGCGATCCGGATTGAGCGCGTCGTGCTCTCCAGTCGTAGAGCTCGCGAGGACCGCTTCGCTGAAGGTCACACGAACGCGCGTTGTCGATTCGCCGGACGCACCGATCAGAACGGGCGCAACGTCGTCGATCACCGTGAACACCCAGACTGTAGGGTCGGGCGAGAGCGGATTCGCAGAAGTGTTTGTCTGGGCCTCTGCTGATACGGTCACCGTAGCCGCGCTCGGAAATCGCGTGGCACGCACGATATGAACGTGCGTTGTCTGCGCCACGGTCGAGATAGTTCCGCTGTAGCCGGCCTGAAATACGCCAGCGATGATCGCGTCTTCGGCGCCGGTCCCAGGATCAACCGTGACATTGATCGTTGTCTCGTCGATTCCGTCCGTTCCGAAGTCCACGAAATCGAAATCGATCGCGGTGTTCGTTGGCGGCGGCGTTCCTGGTCCCGGATCCGGGATCTGATTGATTGCGACCGGACCTGTAACGGCTGCGAACGCGAGTGCATCGAGGTAGAACGCAGGAATTTCCAGCTCGAAGAGCGGCGAGTCAGGCGGACCCGGAAGTGGCGGACCGTCGATCGTGAGTCGGAACGCGATTGCGTGATTGCCCGGCGCAAGCTTCGAGATGTCGATCGCCCATTGCTCCCAATCCTGCGGCGTCGTTCCTTCGATCGTTCGCTGGGAAACCGTCACGCTGTCGATCCGAACGGAAGCGATCCACGAGTAGCCCGCCGGCGGCGGGACTACTGGCGCACGTGTTCGAGGTGTGAACGTGAGAATGTCGAAACCAGTGGTCGTTCCTGTCTGGGCGATCTCTACGTAGTCCCCTGGCGCGAGCAACGCGAAGAAGCCCGAGAGATCGTGTCCGAGACAGAAAAGAACGCTCATGGGATGGTGTAACGCGCGTCCGCGTAGGCTTTCAGCGAAGCGCGGTCGCCAGATGAGAGTTCACCAATAACGACAACGACCTCGTAGATGCGTCCGATGAAGCCGCTCGCGAGACCTCCACCGCCGTTGTTGCCGATCGTCCACGCCGCGCCGAGTGCTTGCGCACCACAATTGCCAGTCGTACCCGTCGCACCGTCGAGTGCGGCAACAGAGGACGCACCATTGAACTTGCCCGAGACGATGTGATCCGCGACGGTGATTTGTGCGTCCGTGAATGAGAGCCCCGCGTAGACCTGAACGTCACCGCTCGTCGCGATCTGCGCGAGCACTGTCTCATTGCCCGCGGTCGAGTCGAAGATGTAGCCGCCCGAGCCAGGAGTTGCGCTCACGGGGCGAACGATGGCCCACACCTCGAAGGGTTGCGCATGACCCTCGGCGACCGCAACGAGCGACGTTGAGACGATGTTGTCCCAATATCCTAGGCCGCCGTTCGCGTGATACGCGGGGCGGTTTCCGGCTGACGCCTGCGTCGCGTCGTAGCCATTCGGACCGAGGTCGGTCGCAGTCTGTACGTTCGTCGATCCGTCGACGACGATGTTATCGCCGCGGTACCACGCACCGAGATTTGAGATGCTCGCCGGCGTCCAGATGACGGCGGGCTCTCCGAACCACCATCGCCCCGTGGAGAGGCCAGTGATCGAGAACTGAAGACACCAATTCTGTTGCTCAATCCCAGTGACGGGACCGACGAACGGATCGGAGTCTTTGAGGAGACCGCAGCGCCCGTCCGGAAAGCCGCCAGTCGGACCGAAGACGACATCGGCTGTATTCGCATAGGCGATCGTTTCGGGGGGCGACGCGCACGTGATCACGACCTGGCTCCCATTCGCGATGGCGACAGACGTGATTGCAATAGGCGTCCCGGAACTGCTGCGCGCCTCGAAGCCTTTGCCGTTCGCCCACGCCGAGAGCGCGCCGGATTGATGCGGCGGCGTTTCCACACTATCGAAAACGAGTGGAGCGACAGGCACGTCGAACGTGAGCGTTACGACGCTTCCGACAATCGATGCATTCGTCGGGCGCAGCGGCTTCCACCCCTGCGGCGTGAGCGACTTGTACGCCGCGCGCGCGTACTGCTCGCCGAGCTGTTGATAGCCGCTAGCGGTGAGGTGAAGGAGATCGCCAAACGGCAAATAGTAGTTCGGTCCAGAGAGAAGGAGCTTGCGCGCGTCGGTCGTGATCGCAGACCCGGAGACATGCGTCCACGGCCCGATCTCGCCGGAAGAGAGCTTCAGATCGTAGATTCCCGCCCATTGGATGTTGGCCGTCGTTTGCACGAAGAGCGGAAACGTCGGGGCGATCACGCTCGTGTAGAAGACGACGCCATTCTTCACGTAGGTGACATCGCCGCCAGTGATCTCGATGCGATAGATGTCGCCGTCAGCATTCGCTGCGAACGTGCCCTTCAGCGCGCCGCCTTCGTAGACGAGGACGCTTGTGTTGGCGTTGAAGACGAGCGCGTAATCCCACGTCGTGTCATAGGTGTTGCCAGTAAATGCGTGATTTAGGCCGAGCACACGACCCGTGATGATGGCGGTGTTGTCGATGCGCGTCTCGACGTATCCGTCAGCATCGAGCGTCCCTGTGCTCGCTGCGCCCGAGTCGTACGCGAAGAGCGTCCCGACCTCGGTCTTGATCACGCTCACGCCAGAGATTGCCGCTTGGAGCTGTTGATGATACGGCGTCGGCTGAGGTGCCGACGGCTGCGTGTTCATTTGGTTGTAGACGAGCGGAATCGCCGACGCCTGCCCCGTGATCGCCAAGGCGTCGGTTTCAAGAACGTGCTGATAGAGAAGCAGCCAACGATCGTAGAACGCTACACCCCAGTCGCTTTCGCCATGCGTGAGCGTCATGAACGCGACGCCGTAGGTGGGATCGAGCGCCGCCGCGACCGTCGCCTCGTTCAGAAGACTTTGGTACGCGTTTCCCGTGCCGCCCTTACCGATCACGGTATAACTCGCGGCGCCTTCGCCGCAGTTCGACGTGAGAAGCTTTTCATCCGTCATCGCCGCAAGCGCGTTCGCCATCGTTACATCGGGTGACTCGCCGTTGACGTTCGTGGGATAGGGGCTCGTGTTGCTCTGATTATTGAGCCACTTGTCCGCACGCTCAGGCGCGATGAGCGGAACCATCGACCACGTGCCGCTATCGGGATCCGTGTAGTCGCCGCTCGAGTCGTGAAGCTGGACGTTCTGATAGGGCTGGCTCGTCGAGATGACGGGAACACCGAGCGTGCCGCAACTCAGGCTTTGTCCGTTCACGAGAATGCCGGAGAGCGCAAATGGGAGAAATTCTTCGCCGCCGGATACAGGAATCCCAACGTCCGAAGCATCCGGAACGATGCGCCCGGATTCCGTTCCCGGACCGGCGCGAAAGCCGTCGAGATCGGCGAGCGGCGGCATCAGACCTGCCGAATCACTTCGATGTGATCGAAGTAGCCACGACGAGTCACGTCCTTCGTCTGGAACGCCATGCCGCCGTAGCCGCTCGTGTAGGGAGCGGATCCGGAATTGATTCCGAGAGCATCGTCGATGAATTCCTCGCAGCCTGGGACCGCAACCCACGAAGGAACGTTCACCGCATGCAGAAGAAGATCGCTCTTGAACGCCTGAAGGATCACGTCTCCATTCGTGTTCACGATCATGTCGAGCCGAAGGTGAAGCCACGTGTCGTTCGGGAAAGTTTCGGTCCCCTTCGCGAGAACGCCCGACACTCCGAGTGCCACTGCCGGCACCCCTGAGACGAGCGTGCCCTTTCGGATCACGATGCGATGCGGATCGTCATCTTCGAGACCGAGAATGTAGCCGCTAGAGAGAACGCTGTTCGCCTGGAGACCGAGGAAAAGCATCGGTGCGAAGTTGAGAGGTCCGCCGCTTGCGCCGCGTCGAATTGCAGATCGAAGGCTTCCACCTTTCGCCATCGGTGCGAAGTTCACCTGAGCTGCGTAGAGCCCGGCGGCTCCGGCTGTTGAAACAGACGAGTTGAACCCGAAAAGGAAGTTGCCGCCGCCGTTCGGACGCGCGATCCCGTTAGTGACGCCACGCTTCAGCGAGGTGGAATCGAGACCATCGTTCAGCGTTGCCCAGTCGCCCTGCGCCATGCGGCGATCCTAGCAATTTCGACCCTTCTTGAACATATGCAGATCGCGTGACCGAAAACGCCTCCAGCGGAGCATTACCTAGTGGGGCCTTATCGAATGCGCTTGAAGCCGCGTGCATAGAGATGGCGTCAGAAAGCACCCTCTGAGGAGTCGTCCTGTCATGAGCGAGAAATCGAGCCCGGAACCCACCCTGAAGCAACTCGAACGAATGCGCCAACGGCGAGACTGGCGCGAAGTCCAAGCCGACAAAACGGTGAACGAACGAAACCGACTGGATCGCGAGCGCTGGGACCGCGAACGCTTCGGGTTCGACGTTTAGGGATCGCTGCCTGTCGTGTCGCCGTCGCGCCCGCCCCAGTTCTTGGCGATGTCGGTGCGTACGTAATTCGTTCCCGATCCGCCATCGATGATCGAGATCGCAGTGCCGCCAGACTGAAACGCGATCTGAAACCGATCGGCGGAGACGAAGATCACGAAGTAGGTGACGCCTGTCGAGAGCGGCGTCGGAAGTTGCGACTGCCCATCGATGGCAGGAAAGAACTTCACCTTGTCGTTGTTCAAGAAGCCGTGGCCTGTAACGTCGATCGTGTTGACCGGAGCGATCTGAACACCGAAAGCCTGATCGGTCTTGAAGCCCTCGAAGGTTTCGACCTGACCGACAACGCCAGCCTCCACGAAGTCCGCGGCGCTGAGATCTGGATTCGTGAAATCGAAAATGAACGCGTCGTTTCCCCATCCGGTCTCGAATGCCTCGAACGCATCCGATCCGTAGAGCGCCGGATCTGCGGTCACATCCGCCCACGAGAAGAAGAATTGTCCCGTTCCGCTGAGCCATCCGTGATCGAATTCTTCGTACGGTGTCGTCGGATCGAGCGTCGTCTGCCCGGCGAACGGAGCCGCGGCACCTGCGCCGAACACAAAAAGAAATCCGTCGTTCCCCCAGTGATGCTCGAAGCCGTCCGCAGGAAGAGGATCGGTCACGTGGCTGAAGATCAGACGATTCGTGTTTGAGCCATCGAGAACAGAAATGATTGTGTCGCTTCCCCATCCAAACTCGAAACCGTCGAAGCGCTGGCCGAATCCGTTCGCGCTCGAGAACGCCGCCCAGTGCGTCGATGCGCTGGAATTCCAAGTCCAGCCGAGCGCCCCACCGTCCGGATCGGCAAGCTCGAACGAGAGGTTCGTGAACGCCGGCATTTAGACGAGCTGCCCGTTCTCGCCGTTGATGATCCTGACGCTGCCGAGCTGCGGAAACTCACGAGCAAGGATCGGAAGATCCGTGTGTCCGCCGTTCAAGAGAAAATCCGAAGGCGATCCGCCGACACGAAGCACGCCCGCCGTGTCGTGAACCACATCGAAGATGTCGCCGAGACCGAGCGTAGCGCCACCGGTCGGGCCGAGAGGATTGCCGTCCGCGTCTTTGTAGTTCGCGCCGAAATCGATCTGGGTGTTCGGGATCGTCTCTCCAGAAACCGGATCGATTGTCGTGAGCGCGAAGAAGCTCGCGAGTGCGGTACGAATTCTCGCAGCTCCCACCGCCGGCGAAAGGCCAGGCGAGAACCACACTACGGCTTGAACATCCACGACGAGATAGAGCGGATCTTGAACACGAACGATGAACGTGAGCGTGCTTGGGAACGGAGCGGTGTGTGTTGGCGTCGAGATGAACTGACCTTTGACCGAATCCTTCAGCGCTTGTGAAGGCACGCCGCCGCCCGCCGGAACGACGTAGAGGATTCCGGTGTTCTCCGGAACGCCCGCGTCTTCGTTCGAGGTCGTCATCAGTGCGCGCGCCACGCCCGGGATTTTCAGCGCGTTGATCTCGAAATCTTCGCGCGCAACCGTACGCTCGAGAACACGCAGACTGGCTGGCGCGAGAAGCTGAATCTCCGCGTTCGATTGCCGATCGATTCCTCCGCTCGCATTCTCGACGTTCGTAACGGTCACGCGTTGCGGGTTGCCGAGCGTATCGACGAAGGATCCTTCGAGAACCTTCACGGCTGCGGCTTCGACGTTTCCGTCCGTTCCACCGCCGCTCTTGCTCGTAACGATGATCGTGCCGACCGGAATCTTTCCGTTCACTCCGTTTCCAAATTGGATCGTGGCTCGGTCGTTCTGATCGATCGAGATCGTGAAGTGTTTGTCCGTTCCGTTCGAGTCGAGAAAATTCACGACGGGCGTATACGTTCCATCGTTCGCTACGATGGTCGCCGAATCGTCCACGTAGGGATTGCTCGAAAGAAGAAACGCCTGATTCGGCAGACCGCTCGATGTGAAGCTCTCGGAAACCGTTTCGCTGTTTTCAACGGTCGCGGTCGCTCGAGGAGGACTCGTGAGTGCCGGAATTGTGAGATCAGCGAGGAGTTGAAACCGAACAGGATCGGTGATGTCGGCTGTCTTGACGATCGTTCCGGCCGGAAAGATCACATCGCCAAGAGGGGGAGCCGAAAGCGTGAACGTCTCGTCTACCGTTGCCGCCGACGCGCCGGCGGGAGAAAATCCGATCTGCTTCGCGAGGTTGATGATGTTTTTCCGTTGCGTCGCGGTCACCATGAACGCTTCGTTCGCTTGGTTGTCCTGGTAGAAAGTCAGAACGTCACCGACGAACGAGTAGAGCTCGACGAGCATGCTGCCGAAGTTCGCGACGTTGAAATCGGTCCATTCCGGAAACACCGAACGCACGAGGTTCCGCATTCGCAACCGAAGCGAATCGAAGTCGCGATCGGTGTAGTCTAGATTCTTGGGAAGAAGTGCCATCCGGCGCGATTCTCTCAGGCTGCGAGCGGCATGTCGATCTGTTGCTCGATGTCTCGAAGAAGAACCTGATTTCCGGCTACGTTCTGAGTGATCACGTGGTAACGAATCGTGATCGTGCAGAGTAGCCGTTGCCGATCGAACTTGATGTTCGTGAACGTAATCACCACACGCGGTTCCCATCGGCGAAGCGCGTCGATCACGTAAATGCGCGCCAGCTCTTGGAGCACGATCCCCTTCTTGTGTTTCAATCGATAGAGCATCGATCCGAACGCGTGCCGCCAAGGAAGCTCGCCCTGAAGGGTGCCGCCTGCGTCTGAACACTGCGTCCCGAGCACCTGCGCAACGCAGGAACGGATCAGCGGCTCACCGCCAGCCGCGGCGAAGTCCTGTTTCTTGTCGCGCCGAAACGGCGCCGTGATCCCGAAGCCCAGAAATTCCTTGAACGACTGCGCTGGGATCGGTGGACGTGGACCAGGCGCCGGAAGCTCCGGCGGAACGAAGTCCCATTGGTGCTGATTCGGCATCAGAGCGCCTCGTTCCCGGACGTGTCGATAGCGTACACCTTGAAATCAGGCGCACCGATCCATCCTCCCTGACGTTGCACCGAGTAGTGATAGCCGCCAGCGATTCCAGAGCGCGCAGAGAGCGAAGCGTAGCGTCCGACGAAATTGTCTCCGTCGTGCACAACATCTACGGCGCCAGAATTTCGATAGACGACGGTCACGACGATGCGGCGAAATTCGCCCGTGTCGTCGGTCACATCGAAACCGATCGGTGTGTTGGGATTGACTGCCGTTCCTTCAGCGGGGGAGAAATTGGAAACCGTGGGCGGAGTACCGTTCTGACCGACCACGACTGCCTGGCCGTTCACATTTCCGCCCCAAGGTTCTCCGCCCCATCCCATCAGCTCGCCGCTGCTTCTTCCGGCTTCGGTGAAAGCGCCTTCTTCTCTTCACCATCGGGAAGAGGAGCGGCAGCGCCGCGCGGATCTTTGTTCGTCATGTCTTCGACCGCCTTGAAAAACGGAATGAGCCCGCGCCACACCGTGATCCCTTGCTGATAGCCGCGTGCCTCTGCCGCCTTCTTCAGCTTCGAGGCTTCCGAATCGCTGAGCTTCACGATCGTGAGCGGCGAAAGCGGAGTGCGCTCGTCGTCGTCGTTCTTCGTGTAGAACTTCGCTTCGATCTCTGCGGCCATGAAGATGTCTTCGCGCTTCTTGCCAAAGGTCTCCGGCTCGTCGAGGAGATAGGCGAGAAAGTAGCGAATGAACTTGAACCGC